CCCCTATGAATAACGGATTTGTATAGACTTTTCCCTGATTCATCGGTCATCACCCGATTGATCGACGCGCATGCCAATGCCACGGACCCAAGGGATTCCGTTGTTTTTGGCGTAGCGCAGGCCCCTGGTCCGTTCGATTGCCTCGCGGAACTCGGTTGCGGAGAGGACGGCTTGCTCCCCGCTCGTCCGCACCCACGTGGCAAAGTCCGTCTGCAGGTGACCGGGGCGGGTGCTAAGAGTCGGATCGATGATGCAGCGTTCCGCGAGCCATCGGCCGAAGGTGTCCTGCGCCTCGAAATAGCTTCCGGTTGCCGTAGCGATGGCCGGCGATGTGCCCAGGCGGTTGCGCTGCCATTCGCGGCAGCCGTCGATCATCCACCGCAGGATGGCTGGGTATTCGGCCCGCAGCTTCGCCTTGAGCTCATGGTCAGGCGTGCCCGGCTTGTGGTCGAACGGCACGACCCGGAGACGCCGCTCCATGGCGGCGGAGCGACCCTTCAGCCGTGGCGCGTGGTTGCCAACAATGGCGAGCTTGAACATGGGCCGATAGTTGAAGGGCCGCCCGTGCGGATGCCGCGCGGAAACGGGTGCCTCATTGCCGGTCAGCTCCTTGATTTGGCTTTCGGCCCAGGTCGCGCCGGTTTCGGTTTCGCTGGCGGTGACCAGCCGATGCCCTGCCATCTGCGCCCGGTAGTATTCGAGCCGCACGCCGCCATTGGCGGTGAATGCCTCCATGGGCATTGCGATCGCATAGTCACCGAGGATGGATTCCCAGGTCTTGAGCAACACGCCCTTGCCGTTGCCACCAGCCCCATAAAGGAAGGTCAGCACTTCCTCGGACACTTCGCCCGTCAATGCGTAGCCCATGAACCGCTGCAGGAAGGCGACCGTCTTCGGGTCGTCACCGGTCGCCTGCTTCAGAAACGCCAGCCATAGCGGCGCGGGCGTGCCCGGCGGTGCGGGCGCAACGCTTGTCTGCCGGCTGACGTATTCGTCGTGCCTGGCATCACGCATCTTGCCGATGCGCAGATCGACGCAGCCACCTGGCACGCCAAGCGTCCAAGGGTCGGTGTCCCAGACGTCATGCTCAACGGCAATGCGCGGGTCAGCCCGGACGCCTCGCTCTACAGCGGAGGCGAAGCCCATGCGCGACAATGCGGCTGGGGCGTCGCCGCCGTTCTCGTCGCGGAGGCGGCGGATATATTTGCGCACCCCGTTGAAGACGTTTTCCTTCCCGTCTTTGCGCCACCGGGTCCCATCCCATTCGGCCCATCGCCGCTCGGTATGGTCGAAGACGACATGGCCGGCATATTCATCGGCAAAGGCCAAGGCCACGCCGTCCTCGGTCATGTCGATCTCAGGCTTCGGGTGTCGGTCCCGTGGCTGATTGACCTTGCTGGACCTGTTGGCGTCCTGGGCGCGATTGAAGTCCGCGACATCGTCGTCATAGGCGGAGCTCATGGCAGCGGCCTCCGCAGCCCGCAGATTTTGGCGATGCGCCACCCGGCCTTGGTCGGCGACAGGTCCAGCCGCCATGCCACCAGCTCCACGAGGTCTTCCCCGCCCCGGCAGAGGTTCGGCACGTCCCATTCCCCGGTCGCCCGGTCGATAAACAGGAGGTCGTCGCTGTCTGCCGTCAGCCGCAGGGCCAGGGTCGGCCGGGCGCCTTCCAGCCGCGTCCCGTGCAGCCCGGCCAGATGATCCGGCAGGGTCAGGCTGAACCACCAGCGGGGCCGGGGCAGCGCCGCTACGGCCTCGCCCAGGTCCAGGGCAGCGGTCACGCGCGGCAGGTACTCGAGCGCGTAGCCGTTCACATAGCCGCGGTCGACGTACCAGGGCGGCACCGCTTTTCGCCGGGCGCGATGCCATGCCGTCCACTCGGCATCGGGCGCGAAGGGGCTGGGTTTTGGCGGGATATTATAGCGGCGGGCCATCTCGGCCGCCGATTGCGCGAGGTTCATCGGTCCTCCTTCGAGGACCACCCGGCGGGCAGGACAGGCCAATTGCGTTTGGCCGAAGGGGACACTACCTTCCCCTCAGCCCGCGCAATCGGGTGCCTACCTCGGGTGCCCCCGCGGTTGGTTGTTTTCAGCAGCGCCACCCCTTTCCGGCCAAGGTTCGGGGGTGGCGTCTGCAATTTGTAGCCTAGCGGCCGATCGGCCGGCGCGGCAACGGCACTCATCCGCCACCGCCCCTGATCCGCCCATGGCAGGCCAGGGCATCGCCCAGCCGGGCGAAGGCCAAGGCCGCCACCCCATCCGCCTCGAGCATCGCCCGTGCCAGTGACTCGCCCCGGGTGTCCGGCCAGACCCGCCCCGCATCATGGGTGAGCAGGGCGGACATCCCCCGAGGTCGGATCAGTGCTGCCGGTGTCGCATCGCTCTCATCCGCCGCCACGAAGACGACGAAGCGATGCCCCCCTTCGCCCAGGATGTGCAGGCGAGCCACCGCGCCGGCATGCCACATGGTTCGGCTATGCTGCTTCATCGGACGCTGACCACCCGGTAGGGCGAGAGCAGCCGCTCGACGGTCGGGTTCGCCGTGATTGCGCGCGGTGCGCCGCCGCGGAATGAGATCCCGCCCTCGCGGTTCTCGTAGAGGTCGCCGATGGTCAGCAGCATCGCCGCCTTCAATGGCGCCGGCACCGTGGCCGCGCTGGCATAGCCGCAGCGATAGGTGAGGTGGACGACCCGGCGCATGCCATCGCCCGTGATGGCGGGCCAGGAGGTCCCGGTCGCGGGATACACCTTGCCGGGCTGGGCCATGGGGCCGCTATCCGCGACCACCTGCCAGCCGCCCGCCATCTCCACGCCAATGCCGGCCTCGGCGTAGGTCGTGAACGACAGCACCTCCGCCAACGGCGGCCGGGGCAACTCTATGCCGCCGCATGAACCGGGGAAGGCGGTCAGCCCGACCGCCCATGTCTGCGGCATCAGCACCCGCCCGGTCACGCCCTCTACATGCTCGCGCGCCGCTGAGATCAGGGCGGTGATGAGCGTGTCCTCGTGCGCCTGCGTCACCCGGAGGTGTAGCTTCGCCTCGGCCAGCGTGACCGGCTCGTCCGTCGGCGCGGTGACCAGATGCAGGGAGCTATGCTGCATCGACCACGGCCTCCTGCACCGGCTTCGGATTAAAGCCCTCGATCTCGCGGACCTCGTTCGGGCTCAGGATCTGGCTGTCGACCGCGATCTTGTGGGCGGCCCATCGCTGCGCCGGGTCACCGCGGAGGAGCCCGTCGAGGCTGATCTCGAGGCTGTAGTCGCCGCTCGCGGAGCCGAACACCGACCGCGCGAACTCGAGCTCGATCTTCCGGCAGTAGCCCGCCAAGGTCTGCTGCGCGAAGAAGCGCAACATCGTCTCGGAGTTGGTGAAGGTGGTATGGTCGAGGATGCCGACCACTGGCGCCGGGACGCCCATCAATGTCGCCAGCTCCTCCCGGCTGAAGCGCCGCGACGCCAGGATCTCCGCATCGGCCGAGGAAAGCTGGATGGAGGTCCACTCCATGCCCTCCTCGAGGATCAGGGTCTTGCCGGCATTGCGGACCCCCGTGTGGCCGTCCGCGAACTGCTCGCGCAGGCGGCCCGCGGCGAGGTCAGAGAGCGTCTTCGGATACCGCAGGGCACCCGTGGGCCGGGCGCCGTTGCGCCATACCGCGCCGCTGAACTCCTGTAGGGCTCCTGCATTGCGGATGACCGCGGGCGCGCGGCTGATGCGGCTGCGGCCGATGATGCCATCGTCGCTGCGTTCCTTCGGCCAGAAGCATTCCTCCGCCAGCAGCCGGCGCCGCTCGGTCGTCCCGCCCCATGGGGTGGCGTACTGCGCGACATCGAAGGCGAGCCGGCCGGACTTCAGCCAGACCGGCGAGACGTGCGACCACGGGACCGGCGTCAGCGCGACAGGGCGACCGGCGCCGTCCGTCTCGACAATGCTGATGCTGTTTCCCCAGGCCAACACCTGCCCCATCGTCCACTCGATCCAGTCGGCCCATGTCTGGTGCGGGTTGGGCTGGCGGATGAGCCGGGCGACAGGATGGCCCGGCGCCTCGACTCTGCCGCCTTCGCTGCGGCGGTACACGTAGGCCGGTTGCGCCGCCATGGTCCCGGCGATCGCGTTGATGCACGCCACCACCGTCCCGAGGTTCTCGGCATAGACCGGCGACGCCGTGTCATCGCCGTAGCTTCCGGTCAGCGCCATGCCGAGCGGGATGCCGGCGGTGTTCAGCGTCAGCGCCCGGGTTTCCGTCTCCCAGCCGAGCAGGCGCGCGAGGATGCCCATTAGATCATCTCCCATTGCCGCCGCCGCGCCGCCGTGACAGCAGCCGCATCGGCGAGGGCGCGGGATCGCGCCAGGATCGTCGTGTTTTCGTAGGCGGGCGCCCAGGACACGGCGCTGATCTCGGCGAGGGACACCGCCCGCAACTGGCGGAGGTCGCCCTTCCACGTCTCGCCGCCCTTGCCGACGGTGAAGCCGAAGGACATGCCGCCGACATTGCCGGAGCGGACGAGCGACAGCAGGTCGTCGCCATAGCTGGTCGGCGCAACGTCGAGCTCGAACTGAAGCCCGCGCTCGTCCTCCGCCAGCTTGAGCGTGCCGGCGCGGGTCCGGCCGAGGACGTATTGCGGCGAGTGATTCCACAGCGCCGCGATGTCCCGGCTGCCGCGGATGCTGGCCTGGAAGGCGTTCGGCATGATGACTTCGCGGAAGTTGCCGATCCGCGCCTCGACGTTCCAGGTCGCCGCGTAGCCCGTGAGTTTCCGCCCCTCCGGCATGGCGCGCAGCTCCGCCGCCGCGCTGCGGATTTCCAGCCCGCCGGGAAGCTGCGCGCCGTTACTCACGGAGTAATGCCCACGATCTTCGCCATGGCCGCCGGCCGGGCGACGCCGACATCGGCGCGGAGCCATGTGACGAACCCGACCTGCCCGGTGTCCGCGTACCGCTCGTTCAGGATCGAGATCGTCAGCGATGTGCGGATTCCGGCGAAGACCTCGCCGAAGTCGCCCATCAGGATCGAGGATGCGTTTACCGCGGTGCCCTGGGTCTGGTTGATCGGCACCGAGGTGGTCGAGATGATCGGGATATTCCGCAGCCGCGGCGGGACCTCGAGGGGCTGGCCGGCGCCGTCGCTCAGGCCATAGACGACCCGGGCCGTGCGCGGGTTGTAGACGATGCCGGTGACGTCCCCGGCGTTCGCCGCCTCGAGCGCCGCGACGGCATCCAGCACCTTCGGCCAGCCGGCGATGGCCGCGCCGTTGGTGCCCATGGAGATCGTCTGGATGCCGGGGGTGTTCGCAATCCCGAGCGGCTGGTTGCCGGTGCCGCTGCCGAAGAGGATGGCCTGATCGAGCGCCAGCGCCGCGGCATTGGCGAAGGTGGCGCGGAGGATCGCGTCGACGTTCTGGCCGTCCTCAAGCAACTCCCTCGAAACTAACGTCAGGAGTGCCCAAGATTTGGCGGTCAGCATCAGGCTATCGAAGGCCGGCTCGCCGATCGTGATAGGCGCATTCTCTGCGCGCCAGCTACCGACCGGGTCCGCCGTCAGCCGCGCAAACTTCAGGGTCTGCGAGGTCATCGGGATAGTCCGCACCCCGGCGCGGAAGGCAGCGGAGCGGGCGCGGAGCAGGTCGATCACCTGCGCGGCGAGCGGCGCCGGGACCAGCGCACCACCGGCGCCAGGCGTCGCTTCGGCGAGGACGCGACGCTCGAGCTCAGTCTGCGGGCCGGAGTACAAAGCCCTCAAGAACCCACCGAGGCCGAGCTCCTCGGCGCGGCTTTCGGTGCGCGGAAGGAAGTCAGTCAGACGATGGCGCGCTTCGAGTACGGGGACGAGATCACCGGCCTGGGTGCGCAGCGCAACACCGTCGAAGCCCTCCGGAATCTCGCTCGCCCCGCTGGTGAAGGCGCGGACCTCGCGGCGGGGTGCGCCACCGGGACCGGGGAGCGGCTGACCACCGACGCGACGGTCGAGATCATCGACCTGGGCCTGCCGGGCGACGCGCGTCTCGAGCGTATCGGCCTCGGCGGTCAGCGTCGTCCAGCGCTGCTGGGCGTCATCCGGCAAGGTGCCGTCCGGGTGCGCGTCGTGCAGCGTGCGCAGCTCGTCGCGGATCGACGCGCGACGCTCGAGCAACTCTCGCATGGTTGGCATGGGTGGACTCCATCAATGGGCTTGGCCGTCGCCGCGACGGTCGGGTTGAAGAAAAGGCGTGGCAGCCGGGGGACACATAGGCCCCGCCCCGCTCGGCCCCGGCTGCCTTGGGTCCGGCTCGCCTAGAACCGGCGGACGACCCGAGCGGGGTTTGGGTTTGCGACGGGAGATCCATCAAAGGGCCAGGACGCTTCACAGCGCTCCATGCCGTTCCCGCCGGCATTTCAAAAGGCGCCTTGAGGCGTTCGCTGTTTTGTCTCAGCGAGCGACTTCTCATAGGCATCCAGTGCGTCTCGCACGCGCCAGTAAATCGGGTCGATGGGGATCAGCAGGACGCCTTTACCATCAGGCGGGAGAACGTCCTTGAAGACCGTGTCATCACGCACGTTAACGACCGTACCGACCGCGGATTCTTTGCTGATAACCAGCACCGTTTGCCCGACGGGAAACAGTTTTCCCGGCATGCGCAGACGCTTGGCGACCTCTTCGTAAGGCTCCTCGCTCCATCCACTTGCCCCAGGTTCGTAGGCTGAGGTCCCGTCAGTGAACGGGAAGACCATCCCGGCCGCCTGCCGAGGGCTGAAGCCGTAGTCGACCAGCTCCGCTGTCAGAGCGATCTGCAGGACGCGGTTGAAGCTGAACAACAGCGCGTTGCCTTTGCCCCGCTTCTGGCCCTCAGCATCCCGCCCCAGCGGCACCGCTGGCGGGCTTCGAAATACCCAGTTGGATAGGGTGGAGATCGAAATGCCCGCAGCCTTACTAGCCGGCTGACTGAGATATTTCGGGACGGCATCAGGGTCGATTGACAAGCGATAAGCCTCCAATGGGTGAATTGTAGCACTACCTTTCCAGGAAAAGCAATGCTACAGTTCTTCCGCTGGAGGCTTCCAGGGCATCGGTCGGCCAAATAATCGGCGGCGCCCGGCTGCAGCCGGAGGTGGGGCGGATATTGGCGCGCGGAAGTAATCGCGGCCGGTCTCCGGTCAATACTGGCCGCATGCTTAGGAAGTATTGCCAACCCAGCTTAATAGTGGCCGCAATCTCGTCTTACCGGACGGAAGGAATAGAAAATATGTTTACCCATCCCTCAGAGATCTTCTGCACCCAGGGCAAGCCGCGGCCAGACGCTCCCGACACGCCGATCCTGCAGCTCGCCAAGGAGCGTGGCTGGCGCGTCCATAGCTATGCCGACGACGGGACCGGCGAAGTGGAGATCGCGCCTGACACGGTCATCGAGTTGGCCAATGCCAAGTGCTTTGAGGAAGACCAGGACGACTACACGGTCGCGGTCCGATTCCATATGAAGAACCTGCCCGACAGCAGCCGCTCTCTGACCGACAACATGGCGGTAGCTCTGCAAGCCGTGGCAGCCAAGCTTGCCGGGACTGAATGAATGAGGAAGCTATCCAGGCAGCAGCGCGGGCGTCTTGCCGATCCAGCCACCTACGCGGCGATGGATGCCGCCGCGGCCGAAGGGAGAGCCCGCTTCGACCCACAGATCAATGCAGTCTTCGCCGACATCAAAGCTCTGCAGGCCGGACGCCAGATGGGCGAGCTCTCGGGTGCCGAGATGCTGCGGTTCATGGCGCTGTCGGCGGAATTCGATAGCCTAGCGATCCAGCAGAAGCACTTCATCGAAGCCGCCCTGGCATCCCGGCTCGGGCCGGATGACGGCAGCGAATTGGTCGACGCGTAGCAGGACGAATTGCCGCTGCCGCTAAAACCTCAGCGGCCGGCAGGAGTTGGGACAGGCGCCCTTGTGCATGGGGCAACCTGAATGGCGATTATCCTGGCAACTCCGGCCGCTCCCCACCCCAGGGGGGGCGGCCTTCTCTTTGCTCAATCACCGCCCGAGCGTTTCCGGGCGCGGGCCGTCGCGGTCCCGGGTGGCAGCCGGCCGGGAATCGGAGCAGACCACCAGGCTTAGGGAGGCGCTGCAGTTGGCGCATTTCAGCCGGCGCTGCAGCTCGCCGAAGGTCGCCCCCGCGCCAGCCAGGCGGATCGCCGCGGGCACGCTGATGGACTGAATCCGGCCGCAGGGGACGCAGGTCGTCCCGAACCAATGCGTATCGGCGAGGTCCAGGTAAGCGTCGATATAGACGGTTCCGTCTGGGCCGATAGCTGCGTGGATGGTGCGGTTGGCCTTAGCTAGCTAGCCACAGCAAGCCACAGAACGCCGTCATACCTATGGCGCAACCGATGAGGTAGCGCACCCATCCCACTTTGTTCTGATAGATTTTCGAAGGACGCGGCATGGCGGCTTCGTTCATCAGGTCTAGTGCAACGCTGCGAAAATTGCTCATGGCCACATAATACAACTTATAGGTGAACACCAACAAATTGATTCGCAGACGAAGTCTTGGCCGAGGTTAAGGCTTTCGCCCTTTCCCTTCGCGGCCAAATAAGAAGTTCAGGAAGTTCCAGCTTCGAGCCTTGGCCAAGGCTACCTCAGCCCCTTCCCGCCCGCTGATGGCTTCCCGTGCCTCTTGCTCAGCGGTCACGGCCCGGTTGTGCGCCTCGGCCACCTCGCGCCGCATCCGAGCCAGCTCCTCATGCATGTGCTCAGCGCTGGTCTTCAGGCCATCAACCTCACCTTCGGCTCGATCCGCCCGAATGCGCGCCATCTCGGCCTCTGCAAGCGCCGCCTCGGCCGCCTCGAGCTTCGCCTCCGCCACTGCCGCCCTGGTCCGTATCTCGCCGAGCTCCGCGAGCGCCGCATCCCGCTCCGTACGGAACCGTTCCTCCCGCTCCCCCGAGCGCTCCTGTGCTTCGCGGAAGGCTGCAACGGCGTCGATTAGCGCTTTGTTCGTGTGGGATTGATCTGGATCAAGGGGAGCGCTCCCCCGGGAGCGAGCCCGTTCAATC